GTCAAACCCGAACGATCAGACGGGTCAGGAATAAACATGCACAACACCCCCAATCACACGTAAGCCAACGCATTCAAAGCGTCACGCTGCTGCCGCTCAATCCGCTTCGCAAACTCGTTAGGATCACCATACGTAGGCCCATTCACATTCACCACAACACTCTTATCATTCATACGCTGATACCTGCCATACGGGGTAAACGAGCCCACAGACGATCGCACACCAAACCGGGCATCAACCGCATCAGGCAGCCGACCAGCCACACCCGACATCGCATCCAACGCCAAACCAGCATTACCAGTAATACCCTCAGCCAAACCAGCAACAACCTGCCGGCCAACCTGGTCACGAAACACCCTAGACGGGGAATGAATACCCAACACCGACTTCGCCGCATTAGCAACCTGAGAACCCATATTACGCACCGTATCCAACAGGCCACTCATAGCATTCCGGATACCATTACCCAAACCAGACACCACATCACGGCCAGCAGACACCAACAAGGACCCCATATTACCAAGCGCACGCCGAATATTGCCAGGCAAATTCCGGAAAAAACCCAGCACACCATGCACACCACTAGACACAGCGGACCCCATAGCATGCATAGCAGAAGAAGCCGCACTCCGGGCACCATTAAACCCGCGCACAGCACCACTACGAACCCTAGACGCCATCGACCCGAAAAACCCGCCAACAGCAGACGCCACCGAAGACACAACACTCCGGATAGCATTCATCGCAGAAGAAACAGCACCACGAGCCGCGTTAAAACCAGACCTCACATGAGAAGCAACAGAAGAACCCAGCCGGGCAAAAAACCCCACAACAGCGTTCACGCCACCAGAAACAATCGACTTGAAACCGTTAATAAACGCAGACGTAAACGCTCTAATATGATTCCAGCCAGCCTGAATAACCGAACCCATACGCGCCAAACCAGACACAAAATGGGCCACAACCCACCCGATAACACGGGCAACAGCAGCAATAACACGGGCAACAGCCGACACGACAGCACCAACAATACGGGCAACAAACCCGATCACAGCTGTCACAATCGGCATCACAACCGGAATAATGCGGGCCACCACCTGCAACACAACCGAAACAACCTGCACCACCACACGCATAATCGACATGATGACTGGTATCAACGACCGGATCAAACCAATAATCGGCGGCAGAACAGACATGACAGCACCCAAAATCTGCTGAATCACAGGCATCAAAACCGGCACCAGTTGCATCACAACACCAACAATCTGCCGTATCACAGCCACAACAGCCTGAATCACAGGCATCAACGCCGGCAACAACATTGCAGCAACCTGTGTCACCGCACCAATAATCTGCGTGATCACGGGAACCAGCCGGGCGACAAGCATACTAATCAAAGGCACAATCTGGGCAGCCAAACCGGCAACCATACCAATAATCTGGCCGAACACTGGCGCCAACTGTGCCACCAGCCCGGCAACCATACCAAACAGCGGCTGAATAGCCGCCATAATCTGCCCCAAAGCCTGGCCAACCACACCAACCAGCTGCATAACCGAGGCACGGAACTGGGCGTTAGTGGCAAACATGGCCGCAAACAAGCCGATCACAATCCCGACAGGGCCACCCAAAGCGCGAAACACGCCACCAAGCCCGCCAGCGGCACCCTTCAAAGCACCAAACGATGGCAGTAGATTCTTCAACGACACCGCCAGCGGGGCAAACCCTGCAACAAGCTTCCCCACACCGGCCGCAACAATACCAAACACTGCGGTGCCGCCAGCAAACATGGCACCCAAATTCACTTTAGGGACAGGCAAATGCATTCTCGCAAAAATGCCCTTCAACTGCTCCACCTTGGCGCGCATCTGTGCATTCATTCGAGTGATCATGCCCGGCATACGATTAATCCACGCCAAAATAGACGGCATCATACGCTGAATACCAGCATCTACGGCAGCAAACATCGGCTTCACAGAATCCGTGATAGACTTAATAACCGGATTCAACGCCACAAAAATCTGCCGCAGGCCGTTAAGAAACGGCGCCATAGCCGTAGCACCAAGATAACCCAGGGCACCCTTAACATTCTTCATAGCGCCCTCAAACGTCTTACCAGACGCCTGCGCAGCACCACCCATGCCAAGCTTCATCGCAGCCGCAAACGTGGCAAAATCAATCTGCCCCTTCGACACCATCTGCGACACCTCAGCCGACGTTTTACCCGTCTGCCTGGCAAGCAAAGACAGTACAGGAACACCCGCCATCGTAAGCTGCAACATGTCATCGCCCTGCAACTTACCGCGGGCCATCACAGACGTAAAAATAGCGCCCGTATCCTGAAACGACTTACCCGAAATATAAGACACATCGGCGACAGTCTTCAACACATCCGTCATCTGCCCGCCAGACTTCACACCCGAAGCAGACAACGCCGCCGCAGTAGAAGCCGCATCACCCAACGCATACGACGTACCAGTCACAGCCTCAATAGCCGAATTCATAATCGAAGACGTGTCAGAAGACGTGTGACCCAAACCAGTCAGTTTAGCCTGAGCCTCATCAATAGCCATAGCCCTAGCTATACCGCCACCAATAGTCACATCATAGATAGACTTGAGGCCCTTTTTGGCAACATTGATGGCACCCATCATTGCGGCACCACCCAAAGCCAACTTCATCCCGCTAGCAAAAAGACTACCCGAACGCTGACCCTCAGCAGGCATGACCCCGGAAAGCTGTTTACCAACATCCGCCTTCAAACCAGGCATCTTCGTATACAACGACACATATGCGGAAGCAATCTCACCAGACATACACTATTCACCCCATAATATTAATCTCGCGAGACACCCCGCCACCGGCACGAACACGCGCCAAAATATCGTCCACCTGCCCAGACGTAAACCGGGCCCTACGCTCATCCGTAGGCCTCGCCACCGGCTCCGGCTGCCCCTCACTATTAGCAGACCTGTAATGATCCAGCATGTCCAGCACAGCCCACTCGCACCACTCAAACGGGCGCTGCCAACCATTCAGGTGGGCCGCCAACTGGCTAGACGTATCGGTACACAACACGCCAGCCAGCCGGACAGCCTCACCCCAACACATCTGCGGGCCACCAACACTATAAACCGAGCAACCGAACCGGGTCCTCCAATCATATTCGATGGCCCCACGATAATCATCAATCAGGCCGTGGAGCCAAACTATTCCCCCAGCGAGGCACCCTTACCGTCAGGCTTGTATTCCATCCACTGACGGAAAATCTCGGCCACACGAACCATAGGAAGCCCCTCAAGGGCCTCCACCGCGTCAGCCGGGGCGGCAGCCTCCAACATAGAAAACATCACCTCAACCTGGGCGAAATCCGCAGACTCCCCCGACTGGGCAATCTTAGCTGCACGACGGAAAACGCGGGCAGGAACAGCCTGCGCCGTCTCCTCCGCATCCGCCAACACCCAGCTACGGTCACCAATCTTCAACGTGTAACCAGTGTCACTCATCTATCAACAATCCCCTAAAATCGTGTATCAGTTATTAGACGGCGGATTCGGATCCGGCTGAGGCTTCGGAGAAGGCGGAACCGGAGGAGTATCAGCTTTTAAAGCCGTCATCCACCCCCGACCAGACACCGCATCACCCTTATTATTAATCTGGGCAGGATACGCCTTCAACGTCACACCATACCCGTAAACCTCGCCATTCTTGCCCTTAATCTCGTCACGATCAACAAGCTCAGCCTCAGGGAAATAGTAGCGAATAACCTGATCGCCATCCACAATATCCATCAACAGAGCGTGAACACCCGTCGTGGCACCCGGAGAAATATCGAACGAACCCGAATCGGCTCCGGCAGTAACCTTCGACTGCCAAAACAGTTCAATAACCTCCTTCTTAGACTCGATCAGCTGGAAAGAAATCTCGATAGACGACTCAGTGGCAACAGTGCGAACAACATCCGCATTCTGCCAAGCCTTCAAATCATCCGTTTTACGCTCAGGCTTAATCTTAAACCCGTCATCCGACAGGTACCCTAAAGCGGTAAGACCGTCAGGAATCTTCCCAACACCATCAATAGTGTCACCGGCGTGAGCGTCACCAATATAGACGTCACCCGTAACAGCAGAGCGAACATTAGACGCTTTACGTGTTGCAGCCATCACAACCCCCATTAAATATCAAACAATTACATTAAAACAAAAACAATAAGCTTATTCAGACTCCGCAGGCCTACATATAAGCTCGAACAGCGAATACACATCAAAACGTGCACCATCAACCAGCAAATCAGGGCCAGTAGACCGTTTACAGTACACCACAGGGTCACCGTCAACCCCATCCGCCAGCACCGCCTCAACACGCCTGGCTAGCGACATAGCACGATCCGGCGTATCCGAAAACACATTCACCCGCAAAAAAACACGCTCACGAACATGCAACTGTGGGCCACCATCAAGAGCCAACCAAATAAGGTCACCCTCAAAGCTATCCGGCACTGTCCCTGTACACGGTATCCCAGACAGCCAGCCATCATCCGCCAACACACGTTTAGCCCACTTCCTGGGGTCATCGTAGACGATCACGATGCAGCCCCAATCGAACGAGCCAACGTGCCATGCTTTGCCTCAATACGCTTCCCACCCTTATAGGTGGTGCCGATACGAGCCACAGCCTCAACACGGTGAACCTGCACCTCCGACGACAAACCATTACGGTATTGGGCCTTATCGAAAGCATTACCGCCCACATTTGCCGATGCCGCACGCTTGACACGTTCGCCACGCTCAGCCAACATAGACTGCACCCCAGGAGACTTCAACACCTCACGAATACCCGGCAAGTTCAGCTTCACATTCACATCCTGAGCCACTACCCATCAGCCCTTCTTACGCTTCACATTAACCTGCGTACCAGCATCCCAGCCAGACATCGGATGATGCCACACCATAGGAGACCCGTCAGCCTCCCACACAACACCCCGAATACGCCACCTACAACGATAATCAGCGCCCACAACAGGGGACTTGAAAAGCATCGACCAATGCTCATAGTCAGAGTCACGCCCCGCGGCCTCATCCTCCTGCGAAACGGAAGCATAGATGGCCACGTTATGGTACACGGTTTCTACAGGATGCCCCCAATCCTCAACCTTGTCACCAAGATCATCGACACGAACAGTCGGCTGAAGCATCACAACCGTTTCACCATAAGGAAAACTAGTCATATCATATCTCCCACAACGGGCCAGCGTAGCCGTTAATATTCGACCCGCACGAGCAACCCTCACCCCACACCGTGGAACACACCTCAGAATGATTCACACTACTACTCATGGTCGGTGTAATAGTGAACGCTTTACCAGCCCCACCATCACCCCCACACAACTTCTTCAACGCGGCAATCTCAGAAGGCCACAACAAATTCGTGGGAGTACTAGACCGTGTAGTCTGAGCGAAAGGGCCCGCAGACTCATACTGCACCTGACCAGAAACCCCGGTATCATTCCAACGCAACAAAGCCCTGCGCAGAATAGCCTTAGCGGCATCCTTGTATTTGAAATCCGGTTTAGCAATACAGGGGGCGACACTGACAGCCACAGCCTCCACATCGGCGATCATCGCCTCAAGCTTCTCTCGAGGAATATCGGCGAAAGGCTCAATATCCTCAGGCCTCAAAATGATACCCATCAACACCACCCCCTGCACATAGAAAACATCACCGCAACAAATGAATCAGTTACCGGCCGGCGGATTAGGCTTCGGGGCAGCCTTCTCCTTCACAACAGCAAACGAATCAAGCGACTCGATAGCCACATACAGCACAGCCTCGGCACGAACCATAACCTCATTATGGCCCTTCAGGTCACGCCCAGTCTGATCCGGATCACCATACTCGATAAGCTCGATCGGGAAGTTACGCTGGAAACCCCAATGAACACGAGAGAAATCACCAACAATAGCCTTAACACCCGACGTAGGCGACATCTCCGGGGCACCCGAAACAGTCGAAGAAGAACCAACATTCAGCCCGCGCCAATTATCCAGGCCAGCGAAACCGGCGGCAGGATACATAGGCTGGCCGGCAAGCGGAGACCCCTTCGGATACACCTCAGTAGACAGGGCAAACGAGAACGCCGGATCCAAAGCAACACCATTAGGAACCTGCAAACCTGCACCAGCGATAAGACCGATAGCTTTAATCAGATCAGCCGTAGCGCTATCGGTTGCATCAACAATATGCTTCGTCTTATCCAGCGAAGACTTGACAGCCGCAGCAGGCTTACCCGTAGCCGGATCAATACCGTGGAAGGCAATCAGATCCACGGCGCGACCAATCGAAGCACCAAGAGCCGGGGAAATCAGATCCTGCAAAACACCCAGACGGTAATCAGCATCAGCCCACATAAACTCGTCCGAGACACGCTGCTGAGTCACAACCTTGATAGGCTGCGCAGTAAACGCCGAAACATCAACAGACGCGGAAGGCTTAACCTCGCCCTCACCAACAATCTTGGCGCGAGGAACACCACTAAACACGGCACCCTTCACAGGCCCGAAAATAGTCGGCTGCTCCGGCGAAAGCTTCGCCAAAACACCAGAATCGATAGCACGGTCACGAACCGCACCAATCATAGAACCAGGAAGCTCAAGCTTACCTGCAGAAAGAAAATCGTCAGCCATCACAAATCATCTCCTAGAATTATTTACAAGAGCATCCACAAACGCGACACCCTCACGTCGTTTAACATCATCAACGGGGGCACTCCCCGCAAGACGGCGCACACCCGCGCCACCACTACTATGGTCGATCAAACCCTTCAACGCCTTAGCAGACTCCACCAGTGCTTCACGATCGCTACCGTGCAAGAAAGCGACAGCATCACCCGACAGGCCACACTCTGAAGCCACCTCGCGCTTCACACCCTCAAGAACAAACCCGTTGATCCTGTCTTCGAGTTCCTCATTCTTGCGGCGAAGCTCATCAATAGTAGATCCAGAATCGTCACTCGATGTACGAAGCTTCTCCAACTCGGCAAAATTACTTTTAGCACGAGACTCCCACTTACGGGCCTCCGCCTTCCAATCCGTACCAGAAGACCCAGAAGCCTCACCCTTCACAACATCAACAATGTCTCCACCCTTTCCGGGCTCAACAGCATCATTGTCGACATTCTGTTCCTCAACATTCTGATCGGCCATAGCCTAACCTACACTCCTTGCGGAAAACAACACAACATTGTTGACCCCCGTGCGGGAGACAACCCTGTGCACCGATAACCGGCGGCGCACAACCGGAAACCACATCAAATTATCTCATGCCGCCAACAGTACGCATAGCCTTCAAAATATTGCCAGGCGACTGCTGCAACCCATGATCATCAACCCACTCACGGGCCTTCTCATACGTCCTCTGATACTCGGCATCAGCCCTATTTGGTTCCCAAGGGCCAACAACCTCAACCACCGTACAACCACAATGATCATGATACTTCGAACCAAACGGACGCTTACCACCACGCTTATGACGCCGCGTATGACCAGTAGTAAGTGCCCTTTCCTTAGTCGTATAATCCGACCTCGTAGCCAACATGGCACAAAAAGCACACGGATCACCATCAGTAACCCGACGCCACGACCTACCCTGCGCACCCGCAGACCACTCAACCGTGTCACGACCAGCATTCATGACAGCCCGATTAACACCCGCCGCCATCGCATCAATCGTGTCATTCGCCCTATCCGGGTCACTCTCAAGAATCTTCATAGTCGAAAACGACCTAGCCAAAGCCGCCGCAGCATCAAACTCGTCATACACAATCAAACCAGGATCCACACCATTCAACCGGCGAAAATCCGACACAAACCTGGCAGCCAACGATGCCGAACCATCATGGCCGGCACGCTCCAACTCCACACACAAACGAACATACTGCGCATCTGTCATCCTGCCGGAATACCACAAACGACCCAGCTCGGCATAATAGCCCGCATACTTCCCAGCAAACCTGACCGCCTCACGCTGATACTCAGTCGCAGCAAGCCTCGACATAGCACCCGAAGCCATCGCCTATCATACCTCGT